CCATCGGCGCGCCGAGCCTACAAGGCGAGGTGACTTGCCCGGCGTCAAAGGAGGCGGGACAGAAGACCGTCTGCGCAGACTGTCGGGCTTGTGGTGGCCAGAGCGCAAAGGCCCGGGCTTCCATTGTTATTGAGGCCCACGGGCCGACCCGCAAACGCTTTCAGGAGGCCTAAGCATGATCACGACCACCAAAGAACAGCGGCGCGCCCTTGGGCGCGTCTATTCCCGTGTCCCTCTGGGGATCCCCTATCGCGCTTTCCGCGCGACAGTGCAGCCCACGTTCGGGTGCGACGGCGCGGTGTGCGTCCAGTGGCAGGGGATGTGGCTCTGTATTGAGCGCGACGGTTATTGTCACACCTAATTGCACCTAAGGCCCGCGCCGAGCGGCCCGCGCCCCGGGGAGAGATCCTCGGGGCGTTTTGCTGTTCACATTCTGGAGCGGGCGTCTGCAATTGGATCAAAGGCCCGCGAATCGGAGGCCCGCGACGGGGAGCTATGCGTCTGGTGCATAGGTACAATTGCATCTAAGGCCCGCGCGGCGGCGAAGTCGAGGAACATGGCCAACGGATCACGGTAGCTAAGTGTTTGATCCGGTTCGATATTTCCAGTGGTGTCGTCCCAAAGGACCCCGATCCGTGAACCACTATATATCCTAATACTCTCTGACTCTGGGTGGCTGACCATGTTCCAGACGCATGGCGACACCCGAGATCTCGCGGTTTGCCACGCAATTTGAGCCGGTCGCCAGAGCCCAGCCGTTTTATATTGTTTAGTCTTGCAGACCTTCAACTCTACCCAGATCTCAATAGGCGATTGCTGGCCCTGCGGAGGCCACTGGTAGGCTCCATTGATGTCGGGGATACCTGCCCCTACCCGCGCTTCGATTCGCGTCCAGTGGACGTTTCTGGCCGTCTCCCGTTTCAGGCGCTTCCAAATCTCTGCCTCGGTCTTCACTCTTCTAGCTCCTCGAAAGCGCGGGCGCGTTCCTCTGCCGGGACGAAGTCGGGGATAGCGTCAGGGTCCCGCGAGGTGGCGACCATGTCGATGGTGGGGGAGGTGGACTGCATCAGCACGGGGAACTGTGCTTGAAGCTTCGAGATCTCTGCGATGACATCCTCCCGGCTCATCTGGTCAATCTTGCCCACGAGGATCTCACTGCGGGAGATGTAGAGCCCGCCAGCCTGTCCCCGGGACTTCTCTGCCGCCACCGCAGCGGTGTAGTTCCCTTTCTCCAGCGCCATGTCACGGATGCGGGCTAGCTGCCGGATGTGGCTGTCGAAGGTGACCTCATATTTGCGAGATAGCTCCTCCTTGATCTCGGCAATGCGAACAAGGATGTGGGGGTAGTCTCGGCCATTCAGGAAGCGCGACCCTGCGATGGGGGCGGTGGTCTCGGTGTACCCCGCCAGCCTCGCCGCCTCGGTGCGGGTGACGTCCTCGGTGGCATAGATCCGACAGAACTTTTCCTGCTTCTCGGTCAGCCCTTTGGTCTTGGGGTTTACAAGGATGTCCATCTTGGGCTTGTGCGTTGCTTTGGCTGTCGCCATGCGGTCCTCCATCGGTGTCCGAGATAGGGTTTTACCATAAAGAGAGGGCAAGATCACAGGGTTGATCACAGGGTTAAACCCAATGATACCAGTGGATCACAGGGATCACAGGGTTGTTTGAGAATATCGCATTTCGAGGCCATCCCAACCGGTCCGCTACGTGTGCGCAGGTACTGGTTGACAATTGTTATTTTGTTGTTAATTACTATATTTACCTATGTGCGCGCGCGGCCGGAAAAGATCCAATTTCAAAACAACCCTGTGATCCCTGTGATCCACTGGTATTAAAGGGTTTAAGGTTGTGATCACCCTGTGATTTTCGCCCCTCTTTATAGCAAAAGGTCCACGGACCAAGGCCCACGCCCCATCCCCACCGCTCCCCCTGTTGACATCCTCACACCGCTACCCTATATTCACCCTCGTCGCTGATTCGCGACACTCACACAGAAAGGTGAGCCCATGAAACCGACGCCCATCATCTCCGACCGTGACATGACCGTGTTGCGTGAAATCCGCCGCCTCGCCGCCGAGGTCTCGGACTGCGCCAGCCTCTTGTACTGGGAGACCCAATACCCTGACACGATCCGTGCCCGGTTCGACACCGCCTTGCGCGGCCTGTCGATCCTGTTGCCCACGGCGCAGGAGACCTTCGCCCCCATGACCCGCACCCGCTACTCTTGGGACGGCAAGACCGTCACCGCGCATGAGGAGACCGTCTGATGCCCCGCTTTGCTGTGAAGGAAATTGTGAACCTGATCGTCGTCACCTATGTGGACGCCGACACCCCCGCCCAAGCTGAGGCGCTTGTCGAGGACATGGACATCTTCGACTATGACAAGCTGATCGACAGCGACGCCACCGTCATCGTCGTGTGGAACCAAGAGACAGGGGAGATCGCCTGATGGCCCACGCCCTTCGCCAAGTCGAAACCCACACGGTCACCCTGCGCACGGTCATGCGCCGGGCATCCTTTGTCCAAGGTCACCGGTCCTTCCTGCAAGGCAAACCGCTCGACTACAATTTCAACCTCCGCGACCCCAACGAGCAGTGGGCCTACGAGCGCGGGCGTCAATTTGCCGCACTGTTCCCCGAGCCTGTGAAGAACGGCAAGACCATCCGCACCGCCGCCCTGTTCGCCTATGCCGGAGCCCTGCGCCGAAAGGAAATCATATGAGCATCACCTATCACTTCGTGATCGACCACAAGACCAACCCGGCCACCAACCCATCCTACGTGGTGGGCCAGTACCTCCTGTATCTCGACTCGGTGTCCACCAAGGTGGGCCTGATCGACCGGGAGTTCCTCGGATCCTTCGCCACCTACGGGGAAGCCAAGGCGCTGCTTGACAAGCAGCCCTGCCCCGACGCCCGGGACAGCTTCCATGGATCCCGCTCCATCAAGGACAGGGAGCCCACGGACGCCGACATCCACGCCTATGTGGACCTCGCCCGGGCCTACTACGGCAAGCACCCCTGCGACCTCGCCACGGAGATCTGTGACCATCTGGTCCGTGAGGTCCTGTATGGCGAGCAGCTTCTAGACGAAGAGCAGGAGGACTTCCGGAGGGTTGCCAACCCGGCGACCAGCCGGGTCGTTTGGACAGGCATCCACGACAGCGCAGTTTACTTTGGAACGAAAACACCCACTCAGAAAGGCGACAAATCATGAATTTCCTCAGCTATCTCGGCGGCGTCCCCGCCTCTGCCAAAGAGAACACCGCCAAGCCCTCCGATCTCGAGATCGCCTTGGCGCGCATGCACTCCGACCACACCACAGCCATGGTGGCCATCAAGCTCCTGACCGAGAGCGTCCAGTCCTCGGCCTCGGGCAACCTGTCCATGGTCGTGGTCCACGAAGAGCGGCACAAGGACATCCTCAAGAACATGCGCGAACTGAAGAAGGAGGTCACCGCCTCCGACAATCGCCACTTCGCCGCCTTCGAACTGGCCCTGCGCCCCATGACCCGGGCCATTCAGGTCATATCCGACAAGCTGAACGACATCGACGCCGACATCCACGACCTGCACGCCGAGATCTACGCGGACCGCGAAGCGCAAGCCCGCATCCAGAACACCAAGCTCAACGCCATCGCCTTCCAGCTCGACACCCTTGTCACGCTCCTTGCGAAGGACCTGATCAAGCACCCCGAGGGCGTGACCGTCGCCCCGCCCAAAAAGAAACAGGGCCGTAGATCTGGCGACAGAAACCGCACCTTAGAGGAGCGTTACAAGTTCCTGTCGCATCGCCTTCAAGTGGCCCGTCCAAACAGCAAGGCCCGGGCAAAGTACATGGCCAGCCTCGTCGCCCTGCGCGCGAAGATGGGCATGGCCCCCATGAGCGACAGAGCCCTTGGAAAGGAAGTCAAATGATCTGCGCGGTCCTCGGTCTTTGCACCACCCTCCTCGGCACCCCGTCAGTTCATGACGGGGACACCCTTACGATCCAAGGTCAGGCCGTGCGCCTGTTTGGCATCGACGCTGAAGAACTCGACGAGCCCAATGGCCCGCGAGCCAGAGACGCCCTGCGCGCCCTTGTAAGGGGCACCAGCCACGTTCGTTGCGAACTGACGGGGGAGAAGTCCTACAATCGCATGGTGGGCGTCTGCTACACCGCTGCGGGCGAGGATCTCGGTGAGGCCATGGTCCGTGGAGGGTACGTCTTGGACTGCGCCCGCTACTCCAACTCACGCTATCGCCCGCTCGAACCCATGGCCATCCGCCTCACCCTGACCCAGAAGCCCTATTGCCGGAGCAAACCATGATCGTGACAGCCAAGAAGCTCACCGACAAGGAAGCCCATCAACAGGCCGTGGACCTCGAGCGAGAGATCCTGAAGATCTTGCACGGCCACGTAGACTTCGTGGTCATGACGGCCCTGACCTACACCGCCGCCACGCTGATCGTGCAGTTGCCCATTCGACAGATGACCATCGAGGAACAGATGGATCACTTCGACGGGCAACTGCGCACAGCAGTCGCCCTCTTGTTGAAGCACAAGAAACTCATGGCCACTCAGAAGGAGCATCTGCAATGACCGAGGAAAAAGAGACCTTCTACTATCGCCACAACATCATGAACGAGATTGGCTACCATCGCCCCGTCACTATTCCCATTTCCATGAGCGAAACGCTGACCCTGCGCGACCAGTTCGCCATGGCGGCATTGACGGGGTTGCTGGCAAGTTGCAAATCGGCCCGCGCAAATCTGTACGCAGACGACGCTTATAAAATGGCAGACGCCATGCTTGAAGCGCGAAAGGAAAAGTCAAATGTCTGAGGGCCAATGGCAGTTCTACTTCGACGCTCCCAAGGGGACCCGCATCCTTCGCTCACGCTTCCATGGCATCACCACCTTCTCGATGGATCTTTGGTGGAGCTATGAACACAAGAAGTGGTTACCCATGGCCGAGTGCGGGGTCAAAGGAGCATGCACCACAGTCCCGTGCCGCTCCTTCAAGGCCTTCAAAAGCCATCTGCGGCGGCACCCAGAACTTCAAACGGGTGAAACCATAACCCTCGCCTCAAGGTTTGGGGGACACGACATCCATGCTCGGTGGTATCCGAAGTTACGCGGATCTTCTGTACACATGGTTATCGTTGACGAGTTTCACTACTTGTCAAAACTAGTTGGGAGCGCAGGACTATGACCGAGAAGATCATCTACAAATGGGGTCCGCTCAAGTTCACCCCGACCCCGATTAGAGGGCGCGTGGTCCACGTTGGATTGCAAGACGGCTACATCTTTGTGTGGGCTGAAGAGGAAATCGACATCAATGTCAGACACTATTTTCGAACCGCAAAGCTGCATCCGACAGGGGAGCAATACACCGGCACCTATCATGGCACGGTGGTCACGCCCACAGGACTAGTGTGGCATGTGATCGAGGAGGACGGACCATGATCGGCCTCACGTATGGCCGTCTAGCTGTCATAAGAGAGGCGGGATCCAAAGGGGGACACAAACTTGTTCTTTGCAAGTGTGTCTGCGGGAATGAGAAGACGATTGAAGTCCGGTTCATACTAAGCGGCAATACTAAATCTTGCGGTTGCCTCAATCGGGACGTCGCAAGGGCACGGCAAAGAAGAAGTAGGGTTAACACCTTTTTTGTTAACCCGCTCGATTATATAGATGAGGATATTGTCTGATGATCAAAAACGACAAGGAACTAAACGACGTGGTCTGCGCCGCCTACAAGATGGGCTGCGACCAGACCAGAGAGGTTTATCAGAAGCGCATCGAGAAGCTGGAGGCGGCGCTGCGGGTGTATGCCAATGAGGATCATTGGTTTGATGACAAGTTCGAACCAATCATATTTCCAGAGGGGGAATGCAAGTGCTGTTACGAGCATTTCTCAGATCAAGGGAACATCGCCCGCAAAGCACTGGAGGGGAAAGATGACTGAAGACCATATTGGTATCAGATTGGACGGCGTGATTTATGTGAAACTTGACCATGTAAAACCCATGCGCGACCGCATCGAGAAGCTGGAA